AGGCAGCTTCTGATATCTATGAATTAGGTACTGAAATTGGATTAGATCAAAATTCTGACTTAAGATATATTCAAGGTCATGTAGAAAGGGTTAATGATGCAGCTAGAGGAACAGATGATATTGGTAGACCACTAGATGAAATTGAATTAGAAATTCCAGGTGAAGAAAATGCACCTGCTGGAGATAAAACTCTAAATAAAAAATTAACTAAAAACGATAAAATTATTGATGCTTATAAAGGTATAGAGCAAGAAATTAAAGATAGTATCCAAAAAATGAAATCTGGTAATGAAGATGAAAAAAAGGGTGCTTTAAATTTCTTAAAAGCTAATCAAGATACTATAAAAGCATATAATAATTTAAAAAAGGTTTGAACCGAATAAGTGTTATATTACTTTGTATTACTACCCTTGCTATATTTTTCATAATTCATAAAAAAGAGGATATAGACCTGTCCCAATATAGAGATAAAATTGAAGAATTGCAACAACAGGTAGAACAGTTGGAACAAGTAAATGACAGTCTAGAATTAATAGAAGACGAGTTAGAGACTAAATTATCTAGTTATGATAAGACAATTGATAACTTAAATAGACAAATTGATGTTATTAAAATTGAAACAGAAGCTAAAATTAAAGCTGTTAATGATCTTAGTGATAGTGAGTTGGAGTGGTTTTTCACAAACCGCTATAGATTCAGTCAAGATACAATTAACTAAACCTGTCGCTAAATTAGTAATACAGGACTTAATTAAATTTGATGCCTCTTACATGGAGATAGAGACATTACAACAAATCCTTAAAGAAACAAATCAAAAAGTTGGTACTCAAAGTGAATTAAATACTAATTTAAGATCTCAAATTTCAACTTATCAACAAATGTTATCAACTAAAGAAGAACAATTAGATACTTCAAAAGATATGTCTAAAGAATTAGAAAGGGCATATAAAAAAGAAAGGCGTCTTAAAAAATTATACCAAGTTACTTCTATGATAGGGGGAGCTGCAATACTATTACTTTTAATACAGAATTAATGGCAGAGGATTTAAAACATATAATTAAATCTGAGTTTATAAAGTGTGCTAAGGACCCTATATACTTTATGAAAAAGTATTATACTATCCAACACCCACAAAGGGGTAGAATTAAATTTAATCTTTATCCATTCCAAGAGAAAGTTCTTACTCATATGAATAATGAAGATTATACTATAATAAATAAATCAAGACAATTAGGTATATCAACTTTATGTTCAGCTTATTCATTATGGATGATGTTATTTCATAAAGATAAAAATGTACTATGTATAGCAACTAAGCAAGAAACTGCTAAAAACATGGTAACAAAAGTAAGGTTTGCATATGACCAATTACCAAAATGGCTCCAAATAAAAACTACAGAACACAATAAATTATCTTTACGTTTAGCAAATGGATCACAAATTAAGGCAGTAGCAGCGAGTCAAGACGCAGGTAGGAGTGAAGCAGTATCATTATTATTAATTGATGAGGCCGCTTTTATTGATGGTATTGACGAAATATTTGCTTCAGCACAACAAACACTAGCTACTGGTGGTGGGTGTATAGCATTATCAACACCTTATGGTACTGGTAATTGGTTTCATTCAACTTGGGCTAAAGCCGAAGCAAGAGAAAATACATTTTTACCAATTAGATTACCATGGACTGTTCATCCAGAAAGAGACCAAGAATGGAGAGATGAACAAGACATAGTATTAGGCCCTAGAATGGCAGCACAAGAATGTGATTGTGATTTTAGTACCTCTGGTGATACTGTAATAGAACCGGATGTATTAAACTTTTATGAAAGTACTTATATCCAAGAACCAGTTGAAAGAAGAGGAATTGATGGAAATTTATGGGTATGGCAAATACCAGATTATTCTAGAGATTATATAGTAGTAGCGGATGTTGCTAGAGGTGATGGTAATGATTTTTCGGCATTTCATGTATTCGATATAGAAGAAGCAACACAAGTAGCTGAATTTAAAGCACAAGTTCAAACTAAAGATTATGGAAATTTACTATTTGCCGTAGCTACAGAATATAATGATGCTTTACTGGTAGTAGAAAATGCAAATATAGGTTGGGCTGTAATCCAACAATTAATAGATAGAGGTTATAGAAACTTATATTATGCTCCTAAAATGGATGTGTCAATGACTAATGCTGACCAATATCTTTCTAGGTTTGAAAATGGGCAAGGTATGGTTCCTGGATTTACTACATCAATGAAGACAAGACCACTTGTTATCTCCAAAATGGTTTCGTACCTTCATGAGAAATCTGTTACTCTTCGTTCTAAAAGATTACTAGAAGAACTAAGAACGTTTGTGTGGAAAAATGGTAAGGCACAAGCACTATCAGGTTATAACGATGATTTAACTATGGCATTAGGAATAGGAATGTTTTTGAGAGATACAGCTTTACATTTTAGACAACAGGGTGTAGATATGGCAAGAGCAGCTTTAGGAGGAATACATTCAACAAATTATCAATCACCTCAAATTTATCAAGGTGGAAAATCAAACATAAACCCATACGAAATGGAAAATCCATACGGAGATAAAGAAGACATCTCTTGGTTACTGGATTAATATTTATTATATATACTATACACAATGGCAGACACTTCATTATTTGGTAGACTAAGAAGATTATTTTCTACTGATGTAGTAATAAGAAATGTTGGAGGGAATCAACTTAAAGTAATAGATTCTAACCAAATACAAAACTTAGGTCAACTACAAACAAACTCACTATACGATAGATTTAATAAATTGTATAGCACTACAGGAGGGCTGAATTATAATACAATGCAGCAGGCTAATTTTCCTTCTACTAGAATTCAATTATATACAGACTATGAAGCAATGGATACTGATTCTATTGTTGCTTCTGCATTAGATATAGTATCTGATGAATCTTGTTTAAGAAACGATATGGGCGAAGTATTACAAATTCGTTCAGCTGATGAAACAATACAAAAAATATTATATAACTTATTTTATGATGTATTAAACATAGAATTTAACTTATGGTCTTGGACACGTAATATGTTAAAATATAGAGACTTTTATTTAAAGTTAGAAATATCAGAAAAATTTGGAGTATTTAATGTAATTCCGTTTTCTTCTTATACTATCATAAGAGCAGAAGGTACCGACCCAGCTAATCCTGCTGATGTTAAATACAAATATGATCCTAGTTATTCAGTATCTGAAAGTCCATTAGGATTCCAACAAATATCACCTGGTGTAGGTGTTAATACTGGTGAAGAAGTGATATTTGATAATTATGAAATGGCACATTTTAGATTATTATCTGATTTTAACTATTTACCTTATGGTAGATCATATCTTGAGCCAGGGAGAAAAATATGGAAGCAAATGACATTAATGGAAGACGCAATGTTAATCCATAGAATAGTTAGAGCTCCAGAAAAAAGAACTTTCTTTGTAAATGTTGGAAATATTCCACCAAATGAAGTAGAAACTTATATGCAGAGAATGATTAATAAAATGAAGAAAACACCATTTGTTGATCCTAATTCTGGTGAATATAATTTAAAGTTTAATATGCAAAATATCTTAGAGGATTTTTATATTCCTGTAAGAGGTGGAGATGCTACAACTAGAATTGAAACAACAAAGGGATTAGATTACGCTGCTATTGAAGATGTAACTTATTTAAGAGATAAATTATTCTCTGCTTTAAAAGTTCCAAAAGCTTATTTAGGATATGAAGCTGATTTAGAAGGTAAAGCAACATTAGCTGCTGAAGATATTAGATTTGCTAGGACAGTTGAAAGAATACAAAAAATATTAATATCTGAATTAACAAAAATAGCTTTAGTTCATTTATATGCACAGGGATATGATGATTCTGCATTAACCAATTTTGAATTATCATTAACTACACCATCTATTATATACGATCAAGAAAGAACAGCATTATTAAAAGAAAAAGTTGATTTAGCTCAACAAATGATGGATACTA